AATCGTCGTGTGTTTAAAGACGTGATAAATCCAGTTATTAAACCTGATACAAACATTTTGGTTTTTCACGGAGATCCAAAACCAGAAGAAGTACAGGATCCTGTGGTTGTTCAAAACTGGATATAGTAGTTGCATTATCTCATATAAGGTAGTATAATATACTAATGAGATACAGTCATTTTCCAATATTTCCCACACTGACCAGTTGTTTTGACTTGTCTGATCATCCTTCTTTGCCCGCAGTAAATGACATAATTAAGAACTATGATCAATCGTTGCATCAACATGGGTTACTGAATAACGGTCTTAGCAGTATTGGAAATTCAGACTTTCTTGCAGACAATCGATTAATTGATTTAAAAAATAGTCTTCAAGAGGCTGTCAACATCTATACAGAGTATGCTGGTCTCGAGTCGTGTTCTATCGAACACAGTTGGTTTAATGTTCTCAGTGAGGGCCACGAAGTAAAGGCACACCGACATGAAGGTAGCGTAGTCAGCGGTGCGTTCTACCCATTTGTTGACGACGGAAGCGTGGCTCTTAATTTTGAAAGTCCGTTGAAACCGGTAAAGATGAATGACATAGTTGACAAGCAAACTCCTTTTAGTTCATATACAACACAGTATGAAATTAGATCGGGACTATTGATTATTTTTCCTAGCTGGTTGATACACTATACTGAAAAAAATAACACAGCTAATCGTGTAACTATCAGCTTTAATACTATTAGAAATTCTTTAAAAAACAATATTCTTAAACTCAACAAAGAAAGTTTACATGACTAAAAGAATTGGTTTTGCCTGCAAGTGGATTGACGAACCAAGACAGGTTGATGGGATCAAACCCAAAGATCCTGCTAAGATATATAACACTGGCTCTACTACAGTAGCTTGGCTTAATCGTCAAACTAGGGATGTAGCAGAACAAAAACTCTGGGGTTTAATGGAGCAAAACATTGAATCAATTAAAAAACTTATTGAAAAGGTTGGCACACTAGATGAACAACTTAGAATGGTACGCCTCAGTTCTGATATCCTACCAGTTTACACTGAGCCTAATTGGGGTTATTTTTGGCGTCGCAACGACGCTCGCGTTTACCTTGAAAAATCGTTCGGCGAGGTTGGGCGCATTGCTCGTAGCAGGGGTGTGCGTTTATCTTTTCATCCGGGACAGTTTACAGTTTTGGCAAGTGATAATCCAGATATTGTCAATCGGTCTATCGAGGAATTTGAATATCACGTAGACATGGCTCGATGGATGGGCTACGGACAAACATTTCAAGATTTAAAAATCAACGTACACATCAGTGGTCGACAAGGACCTGATGGTATCAGACGTGCATATCAAAGACTTAGTCCCGAAGCACGTAACACACTCACTATTGAAAATGAAGAAATTACACACAATTTGGACACTTGTTTGGAGATCTCTGATCTCGTTCCGATCGTACTCGACATCCACCACCATTGGATTAACAGTGGAGAATATATTAAGCCTAGTGATGATCGTGTTAAAAAGGTTATTGATAGTTGGCGTGGTGTTCGTCCTACTTGCCATTATAGTGTTTCACGGGAAGAATATTTTAATGGCCATCCCGGACACATCAGTCCCGATCTTCGGACGCTACTAGAATCTGGACATAAAAAAGCGAAACTCAGAGCACATTCTAATTTCTACTGGAATACAGCAGTTAACGAATGGGCACTGAGTTTCTGGGACAAGTTCGATATCATGTGCGAGTCAAAGGCTAAGAACCTAGCTTCGCTAGCATTATTCGAACAAGCTAAATCACAAGATTTAGTTTAAGCCTGTGGTGCTTTAGCTTTTGGTTTACGGCCACCTTTCTTAGGTGCGCCTTGACCAGCAGGCTTTTTAGCTCTTGGTTTTTTAGCTGGAGCTTCTGCTACTGGTGTTGGCTCTACAGCTGGCGTTGTCTCTACAGCTGGTGCTGTTTCAACGACAGGTGCAGGGCTTTCTACTTTGTAGGGTGCCTCAGCTGGTACTTCTACTTTAGGGGCTTCGGGTGCTTTGCCTAAAAAGAATTCTTTAATTGCTTTGAACATAATGTTCCTCCTTAGGTAATTATTTATAAGCTAAATATAAACATGCCATATAATTTTATCAAAAACGTTGTTCTAAACGAAAATACACCTAGTAAGAAACTAGAACTACTACCTTTACCCTACGGCAAAGGCGATTTAGAGCCTTCAATTTCAGAAGAAACTATCAATTATCATTATAGCAAATTAGCCAAGGCTTATGTAACTCGTTACAATGACCGAGAAGGCGACTTAGATTTTAACGAAGCAGGTGCATTCTTACATAACATACTATTCCCACAGTATAAAAAAGCTGACGGTAAAAATGATCCCGATGGCAGTGCTGGAGAATTTATTACTAAACATTTTAAAACGTTTGATGCTTTTAAAGAAAAATTTGCAAAAGAAGCTATGGGCATTCAAGGCAGTGGCTGGGTCTATCTAGCTAAAAATGGTGAGATCAAAACTATTAAGAATCATCAGATCAAGAACGATATTGTCTTATTAGTTGACTGGTGGGAACATGCGTTTGCCCTCGACTACCAATCAGATAAAAAGAAATACCTAGAGAATCAATGGAAAATTATTAACTGGAATGTAATTTCCAGTAGATTGGGACTTGCTACAGTCGACTAATATCTAAATCGCTGTTAACCGGCATATCCCAAATAGTGCGCCGCTCGGCGCCTTTTTTTTGGGCAAATCTTTTTGCATCACAATTTGAACAGCAATGAAAGTAATTGTTGTTTAATCTCTTGGGACTAATCTTTTCTTTTAGTCTACGAAAACTTTCTCCGCAACTGTCGCAACGAAATACTACAAAGGTTCGAGTGCGGTTATACTCATGTTCTTTGCCTAGCTTACTAGATCTGGTATGGATTGTAGTTTCTATTTCAGTTGTAATGAACATCTTGTATTTACATTAGGGTTATAAAATTAAAAGGTAAATACCAATATGATAACAATTTCTGCATCAGCAAAAGAAAAAATCAACGATATCTTAGCGGAAGAAAACAATCCTGCTATGAGATTACGTGTATTTGTTCAAGGTGGTGGGTGTTCTGGATTCAGCTATGGATTTACTTTAGACACTGAAATAGCAGAAGATGATTTTTCTTTAGAAGAAAATGGAGTAGGATTAGTGGTAGACTCTATGAGTATGCAGTACTTACAGGGTGCAGAGATAGATTACAAAGACGAACTCATGGGCAGTTCATTTACAATTAAGAATCCCAACGCAACACATACTTGCGGATGCGGATCAAGTTTTGGGGTATAACATAAATGGCACGACAAATAGTTGATATCGGTGTACAAGGCAATGACGGAACCGGCGATAGCGTTCGCGAAGCGTTTAGAAAAGTTAACGAAAACTTTAGAGATCTTTATGCGGTCTTTGGTGTTGGAGACAGAATTTCATCCACAGACTTAGATGATTTCCCTGAAAGCTATGATGGCGATCAGATTCTAGTTACTAATCCGGACGGTAGTGCTATTCTAGCTAAAACTTTGTCAGCTGGTACAGGTATTGCTATTGATAACACAGCCGAAGATGAACTAGTAATTAGATCAACATCTAGTTCTCTAAACACTGACCCAACTCCAGCTTTGGGTGGTCCGTTGAATGCCAACGGATTGCCTATTGGTAATATTGCTTTCCCCAGCAACGCAGTTGTAGCACAATGGAATGCAGTTCACGGACCAACTGGTGCAACTATTACTATTGATGGTCTTGCTATTTCAAAAGGATATGCTGATCGTAGATATATTCAACAAGCCGGCGGTGGCGCGGCTGGTCAATTACGTGTTAGACAAGAGCCTGCAGATAAAACAGAATATACAAAAGAAATTGAATTTTGGACTAACGGTAATGCCGTTATTACAGCACACGGTTTTGATAGCGGTGCAGACGGTATTGCATTTAAGTATTTTACTACTGGAACAGCCGCGACAGGTTTAACTGCTGGTACTACTTACTATCTAAGATATGTTGATGATAATCAACTTAGCATACACCCAACTGTTGATGACGCCAAAGAAGGAACAAATAAAATTGTTGTTCCAAGTTCTGGAACAGGTACACAAACACTAACAGATGCATATCTTGATAATTCCCTAAGTGGGAACTGGGTGTCAAATGAAGCGTTGCCAAGAACTTCTACAGTGCGTAGACAAGGCGACACTATGGAAGGTGTGTTGTATCTCAGCGATCATCCAGGAACATTAGCTGGTTCTGGATCTCCTAATGGTCCAGACGATCTGCAGGCCGCTACAAAATACTATGTTGACAATTCTAGCTTTGCCAGTGAAATTAACTTGTTTGTTTCTACCAGCGGCGATGATCGTCAAACAAATACTCCACCTGGTAAAGAAGGTCGAGCATTTGCTTATTCATATCAAACAGTTGGGGCGGCTTGTGGCAAAGCTGAAGAATTAATTGAACTAGCTCAACAAGAACCTGGTCCTTACAGACAACCAATTTCTTACACCATTGACGGTGTAAGATACGAAAGTAAAGCGCAGTCAATTACATTTACTGGAGGTAGTGGTTATACTCCAGTGCAGAGTACATTGACTGCAAACAGAGAATTTATTCGTGCAGAAGTCATAGGTTACATAAATGCAACCTATCCTGAATTAATTTATAATTCAGAACTTTGTTCACGAGATGTAGGTTATATTATTGATGCGGTGGTTATTGACGTTCTAGTCAACGGAAACTATCAAAGTATCAATGCTGGTAAAAGTTATTTTAGAAACGCTAGTGCTTTAGTAGCATCTGGTTCACAGCAAACAGAAACTGTAGCAGGTATTATCTATGCTAAGACCTTAGCTAATTTAATACTACAAGACATAGATCCAACTACAACTTATCAGACAGTCTACGAAAGACAAGCACCAATTGGTGTTGTTACTAGTGCGATGAGGACTTCTGTTGCAGACAAATTTGATATTGTTACTGACATTATTAC